AGAAAAGGCACATACATGTTTACAATAGATTGGGCGTGGGAAAATAAAGCAGGTATGTTAGATACAAACTTTAGTGAGGACCCTGAACATAAATGTGCTCACATGTTTAGAATGGATGACGGAAACTTTTTTGCATATCCAAACAATAGAACTATTTGGTATGATGATGCATACATGGATAAAAGGTTAACAGAGAATCCGGGATATAAGATAGACCAAAATTTTTATACGGTAGAAAACACTAGAGAAGAAAATGTTACAACTGATGATTCATACATGACTCAGTTTGAACGACCCTAGTGAAATTATTTTTTGACCACGTTACTGGAAAGCTAACTAATTACGATTTAATATATTCTTTAGCATTAGCTAATTTTGAAGAAAAAGAATATTGTTATGCTTTTGAAAATGGATGGATTCCACTATCTTGGTACTATACTAAATTAAAAAATTTAACTTGGATTAATGCTAGGAATACAAGACTACTATTAAACAAATTTACATTTAGTAAAAAGCAAAGAAAAATTTTAAGAAAAAAAGATATACGAGTGGAGGTTTACGATAAATTAGATGATGCACTTTTCATTATTATTTCCGATATTTATAAAAAATATGTTCAATATAAAAAATATTATGAAAAAGATTTTGAAGAAGATAGCGAGCACTTTGAAAAGCAAGACTATTTAGACTGGAAATATTTTATTTATTACTACAAAGATAAACCAGTTGCATTTACAGAAGTTAAAGTTTTTGATAGCAAACACGTTCTAACAGGCCAGTTTGCGTGGGATTATCAAAATCCAAAATTAGGAATGGGAACATATGCAACTTTACACGAAATAGACTGGTCTATAAAAAATAAATGTAAAAAATATTATTTATCTTATGGATATGAAAAAAGTAATTTATATAAATCTAGGTTTGATGGATTTGAATTTTGGAATGGTAGAGGTTGGATGAATAATAAAAGTTTGTATAAAAAACTATGTGAGCATGATACTGACATAGATAGTTTATCAGACTTAAATAAATATCAACGTAAATATTTTGAGGTTATAAAATAATGCCATTATATTCTTTTAAAAATAAAAAGACAGGAAAAGTATGGGATGAAATATTATCTTTTGAAGAAAGAGATAACTTATTAAAAAATAAAAATATAGAACAAATTATTACTGCACCCATGTTAGCTTTTATTGAAAGAGTAGAACACAAAGGCAGAGACCAGATGATTGAATCTGCTAGAAATGGTATGAAAGAAAGACAAATAGAAGAACAAGTAGGAATTAGAAAATCACCTGATTGGTTAAAAGAAAGAACAGAAAGACATTTACAAAAGGTAAGAAATGTTAGTTCCTAGTGATAATAAATCTGTAGATTTAACAGATAAACAAAAAGATTTTTTAGATGCTTTGTTTGGTGAAGCAAATGGCGACCCAAAGATTGCAGGAGAGATTGCAGGATATTCTCATTATACTGTTCCACTAAAAGCATTAAAAGAAGAAATAATAGATAGAGCAGAACAAGTATTAGCAGCGTTTGCACCAAAAGCTAGTATGCAAGTTATAAATACAATGAGCATGGAAGAGAGTACAACTCCTGGTGCTAATGTAAGATTAGAAGCTGCAAAACAAGTTTTAGATAGAATAGGATTAGTTAAAAAGGAAAAGATAGATGTCAATGCAAAAGTCGCACACGGAATCTTCATCCTCCCCCCTAAGAATAACTAGAAGAAGAGTATCTAGACTTATTCCCTTTGGTTACGAGGTATCAGAAGAAAACGATAAACTATTAATAGAAGTTCCTGAAGAAATGGACTTACTAACAAAAGCAAAAAAGTTTATTGAAAATCATTGTAGTTATAGAGAAACTGCAGAATGGTTATCACATCATTCAGGTAGAAAGATTACTGGAATGGGATTGAGAGAAGTATTAAAAAGGAAAATAAATAAAGGGTGGTAGACGAACCTAAACCTAAAAATACTGGAAGAAGAAGAGTAGCAGACTTAACAAAGAATCTTACAGTAAAAGAAAAGAAAGCAAAAAAATCTGCACAAGAAAAATTAGCAGATAAGAAAAAAGAATTAGTAAAAGCACAAAAAAATTATTGGGCTACTAAAAATAGTTTAAAAGAAATAGATAAAGTTTTTACTGGTGAAAAGAATCTTATTGAAGAAGATAAGATAGAAGATACAACACCAAGTATTAGAAATGCTATAAAAGAAAAAGAAGTTATCTTCGAACCAAACGAAGGACCTCAAACAGAATTTTTAGCAGCATCAGAAAGAGAAGTTTTTTATGGTGGTGCAAGAGGTGGTGGTAAATCTTATGCCATGCTTGTTGACCCACTTAGATATTGTGATAAACAAAAACACAGAGCATTATTAATTAGACGTACAATGCCTGAGTTAAGAGATTTAATAAATCATTCACAACAACTTTATCCTAAAGCTTATCCCGGTGCTAAATGGAGAGAGCAAGAAAAAGAATGGAAGTTTCCATCTGGTGCTAGAATAGAGTTTGGATATGCAGAAAACTTAACTGATGCTTTACGTTATCAAGGACAGTCATATACTTGGATTGGAATAGACGAACTTCCACAATATCCTACGCAAGATATTTATAACTTCCTGCGTTCTTCTTTAAGAAGTGTGGACCCTGATATTCCTGTATTTATGAGAGCAACAGGTAATCCGGGTAACGTGGGTTCTCAGTGGGTAAAAGAAGTTTTTGTTGACCCTGCTGAACCAAATACTAAATTTGATATTGATATAAAAACTCCAACTGGCGTAAAGAAAATATCAAGAAGATTTATTCCTGCAAAGTTGCAAGATAATCCATACTTAATGCAAACAGATGATTATTATGCAATGCTAGCTTCTTTACCAGAAGTACAAAGAAAACAATTCTTAGATGGTAACTGGGAAGCTTTTGAAGATTCTTCATTTCCAGAGTTTAATAAAGATTTGCATATTGTTAAATCTTTTGATATTCCTAGAAACTGGATGAAGTTTAGAGCTGCAGACTGGGGCTATAGTTCTCCTGCTTGTTGTCTATGGTTTGCAATAGATTTTGATAATAACATTTTTGTTTATAGAGAACTATATACTAAAAAATTAACTGCAGATTTATTTGCTCAAAAAGTAGTAGAATTAGAAGATGGAGAGTATATAAGATACGGAGTATTAGATAGTTCTACATGGGCTAGACGTGGAGACATAGGACCAAGTATTGCAGAAACTATGATACAAGAGGGTTGTAGATGGAGACCATCAGATAGAAGTCCTAGAAGTAGAATAGCAGGTAAATTAGAAATACATAAAAGATTAAAAGTAGATGAAGATACAGGATTTCCTACATTGTTTATTTTTGATAATTGTGTAAACTTAATTAGAACATTACCTATGTTACCTACTGATAAAAATAATCCAGAAGATGTAGATACACATGCAGAAGACCATGCTTATGATGCACTTAGATATGGTTGTATGAGCAGACCTGTTCATCCAATAGCTCAGAAGTTTCATGACTTTGGTGTAGGGCAAACAAAAGACGTAGTAGCAGATAAAGTATTTGGTTACTAATGAAAAAAAATTTAAAAGTAGGATATAGAAATTATAATATAAAAGTTTTAGATTCTGTCATGGCAAAAGTAAATGAACTACATGGACAGTTTTTAACTAGTGAAGGAGTGATAGCTTTATCATCCGCAGAAGATTCTGTTTCTCATGCTAATACTTTTATCCATGAAATATTACATGCAGTGATATATCAGTGGGGTATAGATTTAGAAGAGAAAGAAGAGGAAAAAATTTGCAACTCTCTTGCAAATGGACTAACAACTGTAATAGTGGATAACCCTTGGTTACTTCCATATTTACAAAAACACATAGGAGACAAACATGGCAATAATGTATAAATACAAACAAGGTGAACTTCCTGAAAACATGTATGGTGACGAAACTAAAAAACAAGGTGACGCAAAAACCAACGTTGTTAAAGGTGGCACTGCACTTCCTGCAGATTATGCAGAGGGTGGAGTTAACAAAGAGTTCCCTAAAGAAAAGAAAAATATGGTAGACGGTAAAGTCTTTACCTTAGCAGACGAAAGAGATTATTAAGAGGTAATATATGCCACACGGTAATAAAAGTGGCTTGACATCTGAATCTGATGAAGTCAAATCTTTATCAGAAGAAAAAGATGAATCCTATAGTAATTTAGGTTATCTTATTGAGTCTAGACTAAAAGAATCAGAACAGGCACGTCTTTATGATGAAAAAAGATGGTTAAGAGCATATAGAAACTATAGAGGTATCTATAGTGCTGATATGGCTTTTCGTGATTCTGAAAAGTCTAAGATTTTTGTTAAGGTAACAAAGACTAAAGTTCTTGCCGCTTATGGACAACTTATAGAGGTTTTATTTTCACAAGGTAAATTTCCTATAAGTGTTATGCCTACATCTGACCCTACAGGTGTAGAGCAATATGCACACATAAAACCAGAAAATATGAAAAATCCTAGGATGGATGATATTTATGGTTTTGAAGGAGATGGAAGAAATATAGAACCCGGTGCTACTGCTGATAGTATTCTAAATGGTCTAGCAGAAAAATATGCTAACGCAGGTTTTGAAAAAGGTCCCGCACCTGATTTAAAAACTATGCCGCAGATAGAACCTGCTGAAGAAGCTGCAAAAAATATGCAGAAGATTATTCATGACCAATTAGAAGAAACTCACGCCATATCCGTGCTACGACATGTTTTATTTGAAATGTGTTTACTTGGTACAGGTGTTTTAAAAGGTCCATTTAATTATGAGCAGTCTGTTCATAAGTGGTCTTTGAATGATGCAGGAGAAAGAGAATATACTCCATCAACAAAATTAGTGCCTAGAGTTGAGGCAGTTAGTTGTTGGGATTTATATCCTGACCCTGATGCAGTTCAAATAGAAGATGCTGATTATGTTATACAAAGGCACATATTTAACAGAACACAATTAAGAGATTTAATTAATAGACCATTTTTTAGAAAGTCTGCGATACTAGATGTTTTAGAAGGTGGTCCTAATTATGAAACAAGAAGTTACGAGACAGCTTTATTTGATAGAGAGAATCAAGAAGAGTATAGCAAAAATAGATTTGAAGTATTAGAGTATTGGGGCACTATGGATAAATACCTTGTTGAAGAAGCAGGTATTGAAATGCCAGATGATATATCTGATGACTTAGATGAAGTTCAAATTAATGCTTGGATTTCTAATGGACAAATACTTAGATTAGTATTAAATCCATTTACACCTGCAAGAAATCCTTTTATGGTATGTCCATATGAAATAAATCCATATCAGTTTTTTGGAGTAGGTATTCCAGAAAACATGGATGATGCACAGACCGTAATGAATGGTCATGCAAGAATGGCTATTGACAATTTAGCATTAGCAGGTAATTTAGTTTTTGATGTAGATGAAACTATGTTGGTCCCCGGGCAAGACATGACAATATTCCCCGGTAAGATATTCAGAAGACAAAGTGGACAAACAGGACAAGCATTACATGGTTTAAGATTTCCAAATACTGCTCCAGAGAATATGCAGATATTTGATAAATTTAGACAGCTTGCAGATGAATCTACAGGCATACCATCTTATTCACATGGAACAACTGGAGTTATGGCTACTACAAGAACAGCTTCCGGAATGTCAATGTTGATGGGTGCTGCTGCTTTAAATATAAAAACAGTTATTAAAAATATTGATGACTATTTACTAAAACCTTTAGGCGAAACATTTTTCCAATGGAATATGCAATTTAATAGAGACATTGCTGAAATACAAGGAGACTTAGATGTTAAGGCACAGGGAACAAGTTCTTTAATGCAAAAAGAAGTTAGGTCACAAAGACTAATGACATTTATGCAAGTAGCGTCAAATCAGTTTTTAGCACCTTTTGTAAAATGGCACAGTATTATTAGAGAGATTGCAAAGTCAATGGATATTGACCCTGACCAGTTAGTTAACGACCCTGAGAAAGCCGCAATCTTTGCAAAAATGATAGGAGAGATGAATGTTAATCAACAAGCTCAAGGCAATAACCAACAACAAGGTAGCATGGGAGATACTGGAGGAGTACCTGCAGGAGCAGCTGTCACTGACACACAAGGCTCTGGAGGTGGCAATATCGGAGTCGGAACTCCACAAGTTGCAGGGGAAAGCGGCTTTACTGCACCAAATACTCAACCTGAAAGACCAACTGAACAATAAAAATGGCACTTGACGATTTATCACAAACTTTAGAAAAAGAATCAGAAGCTTTAAAAGGTATAATGTTTCCTTTCAAAACGAAAGTGAAACCTGTTACAGTAGAGCAAAATGTTTATGATGCATCAACAGATGGTATAATGACTGTTCAAAATACACAGTATACAGGGCCAGATGCTACTATACAGTATGGTGATAATTATAGAAGAGAATTAAAAGAAATAGAAAAAGGCATGCTGTCTCAGTTTGACCAATCTCAGTTTCCAGATGTAGGTACAGGTAGAGTTGAAACTAGAGGTTTTCCAATGGCACAACCTGCAGATACCACTTTAACTCCTCAACCTGAACAACCAGTAATTGACCCTTGTCCTCCCGGATTTAAATTAGTTGATGGTGTTTGTCAACCAATAGAACAAGATAGCGGAGAAGATAGACAGGAGTTTATAAACAAACCTAGAAACATAGGTGATACAGCTCAAGCTCTTTCTCAAATAACAAATGTTATGCAAGAACAAGGCGTAGGTACTTTTGGTAAAGATGTTAACTATACAATAGATAATTCAACTATATTATCTAAATTAGGATTTTTAGGAAAACTAGTAGACGGTATAATTTTTAAAGGTCCTGCAGATAAAAAGTTGCAAACTTTAGGTGATACTAAAGGCATCAATGTATCTGAAAATGAAGATGGAACTTTTAATGTTAATATAACTGAGGAAGGTAAAACTAACTTTGGTAGACTTCAAACAAAAGAATCTTTAGCAGGAAACATAGCTAGCACACAAAAAACAGATTCAAGAGGTAATATAATTAGAGCTCCTAATGGAGAACTCATGATTGTTGGACCTCTTACATTAAGTGCATTTGGAAAAACTAATTTATTTAAACCAACAACAAGAACACCTCAAGAAACAGATAATTTAAATGCACAAGAAAAACAAAATTTAATAAGTGATTTAGATAGTTTATTATCTGATAAAGTAGATACTAAGCCAAAAGAATTTGGCCAGTTAGACACAGGAACAATAACAGTAGAGGATTTAGAGCCAATGTTCCCCGGTGAGGGACAAACAGTATCAGATGCAGGAGAGGGAGTAACGCAAAGAAGACTTCCTAAAATAGTACAAAAATTAAATGCTAAAAAGAACTCATACTTAACAGAGACAGACTCAAGAAGAAAAGAACAAAAAAGAATAGAGTATGAAACAGCACTTGATAATGCTGACACAGTATTTGAAACAAGTGTAAAACAAACTAGTGGTTCTCAATTAACAAACGAACAAAAACAATACATTGACTCTGATAATAGAAAAGCAAGAGCAGGAGAGTCAAGAAATGAAGATGGTAGTTTAGATTCTAGGAGAGGTTTTGTTAGAGGTAGAGAAAACTCAGGATATGGATTTAGAGCTACAAGCGCAAATAGTATAAAACAAAAAGATGGTTCAGTTACATTTGACCAAAGGTTTAAATAGGAGATAACATGGAAGAAGAAATGAGACAAGGTATGATGGGGGCTAATGTTCAAACAGAGCCTACAAACAAACCAATGGAAGTGACCATATCATCAAATATAGTTTCAAGTAACATACAAAATCTTAATGAGGAAGAGCAACAATTAATAACTCAGTTAAATGTTCCTCAGTTTAGAGATTTTATGTCAAAAATTTTTGGACCTAACTTTGGTATGATAATGGAAACATCTATACCTAAGCCACAAGAAGTTTCACCACAACGTGAAAACCCTGCGCCTATGACAGGACAGGGGATGATGACGCAGCCACCCTCTGCATAGAGGCCCTGCAAATGGGGGCGACCTGAATCCAACAGCACCCCGAAGGAGAAAAAATGGAACAAGACGAAAAGAAATCTGACGTTGTAGAAGAAAAAGAATCTGAAGCAACAGAAGAAATCGCAACTCCAACTCCATATAAGCACCCTAGTAGGAACTTAATGGATAAGGAAGACGAAAAGACAGCTACTGAAGAATCCAAGGACACCTCAGATGAGGCCACTCCTAAAGAAGAAAACCCTGTCGGAGTAGAAGATGCCGTATTTAAGAAGAGATATGATGACTTAAAAAGGCATTATGATGAGACAATCTCTAAGCATAAAGATGAAGTTCTCAAACTTAAAAAAGAAAAAGAAGCAGTAGCCTCGAAACCAATCTTTAAATCTAAAGAAGAGTTAGAAGAATGGCGTAAAGACTACCCAGACATGTATGATTCTGTAATGCAAATGACAACAGAAGCTACTATGAAAGCTAAACAAGAAATGGAAGAGCAGTTGTTACAAGTTAAAAAACAACAAACTCAAATGGCTAGAGATAGAGCTGAAATAGAACTTGCAAAGAAACATCCTGATTTTAAAGATATCAGAGAGAGTTCAGATTTTCATGAATGGGCTTCTGTTCAAGATAGCACAATACAATCTTGGCTTTATGATAATACAGACAATCCAAAAGCTGCAGCTCGTGCAATAGATTTGTACAAGTATGACAGAGGACTATCTGATAAGAAAGTAAAGTATGATGCAAAGAAAGAAGCAGCTAAAGCAGTTTCTAAAACTAAACCATCAGAAACACCGACTGAAAAGAAAGTATGGAAATGGTCTGATATTCAAAAAATGAAACCAGAAGTATATGCTAAGTTAGAGAATGAAATTGATATCGCTCACAAAGAGGGTCGGATTCAATAAATAACTAACTCATATCAATTTTAATAACAACAAATAGGAGGAGAAAAAGATGGCTTTTTCTAAAGTATCAGGTAATAATAACTTACCTAACGGGAATTTTAGTCCAATTATTTATTCCCAAAAAGTCCAAAAGTTCTTCCGTACAGCATCTGTCGTAGAAGCTATTACAAATACTGACTACGCAGGTGAAATCGAGAACTTTGGAGATACCGTAAACATCATCAAAGAACCTACTATTTCTGTAAGTGCGTACTCAAGAGGAGCAGTCGTTGACACACAAGATATCGTTGATGACCAAATCCAACTTGTCGTAGACCAAGCAAACGCATTTTCATTTAAAGTTGATGACATTGAGGAAAGACACTCACACGTCAATTTTGAAAGTGTTGCTACTTCTTCTGGTGCTTATGCACTAAAGAACGCCTACGACCAAAACGTAATTGCAGCTATGGTAGCAGGACCAAGCTCTTCATCACCAGACCATGTGTTAGGTGCTGATTCAGGCTCAGGTCAAGACCAAGATGT